GGGTCTTTTATGTTTTCTTTAGCCCAAGCTTTTACTTTTGATCTATCAGGAGCAGTGCCTTCTTCATTAAGGACCGACCTATTTACTTTAGACGGTGTACGCGGGTCTTGTGTGTCAGGGTTATTCATCGCAGCTATGGTTTTTTCGTCTAACTTCCCTGAAACAGGTAGTCCATTTTGGTACTGCCAACCAGCCAGAGTACGAGTAGAACCTTTACCCCAATCGCCGTCAACTACTAGACCTAGGTACGTCTGTGCTGCTTTATTCTTTGTTAGTACATCAGGAGATAGTAGGTTATTCCGAATCTCAGGCCTTAGGCTCTTGGTGACTTCACCTACAGGAGGAGCCATAGCCTCAACTACAGCCGCATCCGTGTCTTCTTGTGGAGGAGGACTCATCAGACCTGAAGGAGAAGCAGGAGGCATAACTGCATCAATACCTGCATCACCCTGCAAGTAAGAGTCCAAAGTATTTGGAGCTACATCACGATCGCCTGTGCCTACAGCAGCAACATACGGGTCAGGCGTTGGAGGAGCTAGTTCAGAAGCTGCAGATACTTGAGGCACCTCAGGGAGTGTCATATCTTCAGAACCAAAACGGTAGCCCGGTCTTGCTGAGAGAGCTTTCTGCATGTCACTTCTTTCATACAGTTTAGAGGCTCTGTCAGAAGGACTCGTAGTGTCATCGTCAGGGGTTGAACCACCAAAGAAGTCAAAGTAGTCCCAGAAACCCTTTTTCTCCTCAGGTTCTTTAGCAACCTCACGAGAAGCTAGTCCTTGAGAGCGAGACTTAGGACGTGGTGACTCTGTTAAAACTTCAGGACGAGATTGAGGACGCAAGGAAGTAGTTAAAGGTGTGTAAGACATATCAGTCTCCTTATATGAACTTATCAGCAAGGTTGGTAAGAAGCCTACTTGCAAAAGCACCAGCAGCAGTAGAACCTGCACTCGTTTTGTCATCTGCGTCTATCTCCGCAATCATTAGCTTGTTGGTCCTATCAAGACTGCTTTCTGCACTAGACCAAGCCCAAGACATCAAGTCTCTTTCCTTTTGAAGAAGGTTATTATAGGCAGTAGTCGTAAGGTTGTTTGATGCTAACATCTGATCACGGTTAGCTTGGTTAGCTGCTGCATTCTCTGTCGTGGTAATGGTCTGGGACCACTGAGCATTAGCCTGAGCTACAACAAGGTGGTTCTGAGCATTAAACTGATCACGTAAGTTCTGTTGAGCAGTGTTAAACTGTGACATCGCGTTAGTTTCACCAGCATTAAACTGAGACATTGCGTTCTGTTGAGCAGTGTTAAACTGAGAAACTTGTGTTGTTAGATTGGCGAAGAATTGATCTGTTTGGTTTTGTGAAGTAGCATTGAACTGAGCAGAGGCATTCACCGCAGCCTGATCCGTTAGAAGAGCATTAGCGTTCTGTTGAGCCTTGAACATCGTAGCTTGTTGTTCATTGTCCATACTCGCCATATCCATCTCAAGGAAAGCCTGAGCATTCTGGACCTGAGCCTGTTGACGGTTGTTAAGGTTAGTTACGTCTAATTGCGTCATTGCTGCAGCATCAGCCATAACCTTCGCATTGACTGCGTTAAGGTTTGTTAGGTCTACTGTCTGAGCCATACGAGCATTCTCTAGAGCAATCTGTTGCTCAGCAGAGAAATTGATATTAGCAATCTCAGAAATCTTAGATGAGTTAGCTACTCGTGTCTGAAACTCTTGGTTAAAGTCTAGCTCTAGAAACTTAGCTCTCTGCTCTGCAGCGAACATTGCAGCCTGTTGTTTGTTAGACAGGTTCTGTTGTTCAAAACTAGCCGTGGTCTTAGCATCCTGCACAGCGATAGGCATTGCTGATTCCATAGCTGCTTGGATCATTGCCTGACCAGCCATAGAGGAACTAGAAAGACCACGAGCAGCCATTGCAGAAGCCGCACCCCTAAGAGCACCAGCAGCCCAAGCAGGAGGTTCTGAACCCTCAAACTGTTCCATCAAACCTGTAAGCTGACCCTGAACAGTCGCATCGCTAGAAGGTGTACCAGTAGCTGCAGCGAAGTTAGTCTCTTTCTTGACTACGTCCATGTCTACGGCAGAGCCTTCAATCAACTCACCATCTTGCAGTGTACGAGGGTCAGGGGCTTTTACTGTCTGAGCTTCTTTAATCTGAGCAACAGAGAGACCTAGCTGAGCTAATTGGTCAGGGGTCATAGTCGCTGCATCCGCTAAGGCATCAGCGCTGGGCTTACCTGTAGCAGCCTCTAAACGAGACATAATAGCGTCTACACCTTCAGAAGCTTTGACAGGTTCGTACGTAGTGGCGGGAGTAGTAGTAGCCGCAACAGCATCAGGAGCGGACTCAGCAGTAGTAACCGTACCAGTACCCGCTTCACCTGCATCACCTGTGCCAGTAGCGACAGTCCCTGCAGCTTTATCTTCATCAGAGATAGTGGCAACATCAGCCTTACCCATCATAGAAGTAGGGTCGTTGAAGGCGGTAACATTAGCCTCAGTAGCGTTAGGCATTCCCACCGAACTTAAAGCAGAAGTAGAGCCAGAGACACCCGCCTTAGCTGCAGCATTAGCCGCCTCAGCCGCAGTAACAGCATCCTGCGCCGCCTTGTCTCCGGGATTAAGTGCTAATTTCTGTTGGGCATCGCTTAAAGACTTAGCCGTACCTGCAGCATCTGATTGAGCCTTATCAAGGTCGTCTTGTTGATCGGCATAACCACCGTCAGCATAACCTGACTTAACCATGCCTCCTTTAGACATACCAATACGTTTCTGCGCAGCCTCTGCCATTTTACCTACGCGCATGGCAGCACCCGGTGTAGCCGCTAAAAACTTTGTTTGTTCATCAGACTGCATACCAGCCATTTCAGGTATAATCTTACCCATCTGTTCAGGTGTAAAACCACCAAATATCTTAGCCATAGTATTAGTCCTTACTTATTGCCTAGCTGCATCCAGAGGGCTGTAGCGATGAAGCCGAAGACGGCAACTGTTGTTATCTTTACGAAGGTGTTCCAGATACTTAGACGTGTGCCGTGCCAGACAGCTAACATACCGCGTATCTCTCTAATGTCAGACGCTGCAGTCTCATCAGTTAAGCCTAGCTCACTAAGAACAGCAATTGCGCCACGTTTAGCAGCACGGTCAAGCATATTCTCAAGCTCTTCTGGTGTCAACGTAATCTGGGACATTTAGATTATCTCCAAGTAAGCTGAAACAAAAGCGTTAACATTACTTTGTTGGTTATCAGCATAAATATTTACAGAGCTTTCTGGAGTTTGACAAAAGGCGTAAGCCGCATTGCCTCTATAACGATCCTCAGAGTCATAACTACCTGCAAAGTAATTCTGAGATCCTGCAATAGGGTCTGTACCGCCAGAGGCATTCCTAAATATGCCGATGTTGGTTGATATGGGTGGACCTAGCACACCCATAGAGGCTAGTGAAACAGTACAGTTGGAGCTATCACTGGCGTTAATTGTAGTCTTGCCGCCACTGCTCGTCCCAGCATAACCAAAGGTGTCTACGATGTTGATCTGACTAGCGGGTATATTTGGCCTAATTGCCCAAACAGTTGCGCCTGTATTTGAGTAGCCGTTGCCAAAAGTCCCTACAGACGTACCACTTTCAGATGTACTCGTAACTACTTTATAAGCTAGGAGTGAACCCCAGTCATAATATCCACCATTGCCGTTGTGGGCAAACCTTATAAGTGTCCAACCTGAGGGAATACTTGAACTGCCTGAGTAACTTGTTCGTGATACAACAAGAATATCTCCTACTTGAAGTCCTGTAGGCAGCGTGACGGTAGTAAGATCTCCACTTGTATTTGCATGATTAGCAATCGAAAGGCTTGTTACTCTTTTAAGAGCGCCATAGAAAGCGTTTAAGGAGACTGTCCCAGACGTAGGGACACTCGTGTTATTAGATGTAACGTAAGAACCATTACGGTAGTATTCAGAGAGACTGATTGACCCAGTTCCTCCAAATTCATCCTCAATGTCTTGTAAGGCGATTGCCCCTGAAGATTGAATAGCCATTATGCAGACCCATAAGCTGTTACGTTGCCTTCTACGGTTAGATTACCAGAGGAGTCCAGTTTCATTCGATTTGTGCCGTTATAAGCAAACTTTAGGTCTGTTCCAGATTGTGTGACAGTCCAAGCACCCAAGTCTACTGTAGTAGCGTTAACGGTAGAAGCTGAGAAAGCCTGTCCTGTAGAACCTGCTAGTTCAGCCTTAGTGTCGATCTCTGTCTGCAGACCTGTCACATTAGCGATAGTGTGGCTGTGGCTGTTATTATTTACAGAGGCACTGATCGCAATGTTAGCTGAGCCATCAAAAGAGACAGCAGTAGCAGTGATGTCGCCCGTGATGTCGATAGTACGGGCTGTCTCTAGTTTAGTAGCTGTGTCAGCATTACCTGTTACGTTACCTGTAAGAGCACCCTCAAACGTACCAGCTTTAATACGTTCACCAAATACAGACCACTCGCCTTCCGATTCATCCCAATGAAAATCTTTGTTTAGTTCACTGCCACGTTCAATGGTAATACCTGCGTCTTGACTAGGTGTACCTGTTTGATCAGAGTTAAGAGTTAGTGTCGCATCCCCAATGTTTACGTCATTAGAATTAACAGTAGTTGTTAGACCGTTAACAACCAAATTACCAGCAATTGTAGCGTTGTCAAAGGTTACACTATCAGAAGTACCTACAGCTTGACCAATAGAGAATTGGCCGCCTGAGTAGGTTACACCAGTACCTGCAGTGAAGTGAGCACGAGTTTCTGTAGCACTTGGACCTGTATAAGTTATAGCACCAGCAGAATAGGATAAACTACCGTCACCACCATTGTCAGTAACACTGATAGCAGTCTTAGCATCTGTCTGTGCTCGTAATGTTGTGTAATAAAGGTTAGTAGTACCTTCAGCAACGGTGTCCGTGTTTCCCTGCGTAAAACTCATAATACCTGTATCAGAGTCGTAACCTAGGCTACCTGTTGCAGAAATAGAGTCACGTGCACGGTCTGTTGTGAAGTAAAGGTTAGTAGTACCTTCATC